TTTCCAGACAATTTCAGACAATGTCCACTACAACCTACAAATATTACAACACTTACACAAATAACCATTAAATTTTTCATTTTATACTTCCTTTTCTAAAAATAAGTTACTAATTTCTTCATTTGTCTGTAGCAAAGCTTTAATTGCTTCACTATTTTCTTTAACCAGAGAGTATAACACAGCGATACCCTCTTGAATATCATCAATTTTTCTAATAAGAGTATTCTGTTTCTTAATCAGAATATTAATTTTTTCTCGTGCAGGTAAATCTTTAAATTCTGTAACTTCTACTATTGCAGAGCTGTAGTACTTCTCTATTATTTTCTGCAAACAGTTACAAGCTTCTTGTGCAGATTCGAAACTCCTATTAATTCCTGTTACAAAAAATTCCTGTAAGTGCTTAGGAAACACATCCTTAACAAAAAGTTTCGAGTCGAAACTCTCAAACTTTTCTTTTTTTGGGAGTCTTCCTGTCCAGATTTTCCAAAGCAAAACAAACATAGAATACAGATCATCTTTGAAAACTCTGAACTTGAATGCATCTTTTTGATGACTATGGCTGTATGCATCAGATACCCAGCCGGGGTCATTTTCCCTTGTAAAGCTGCTTTCTGTATCTACAAGATTTTTAGATATCCCGAAATCGAACAAACAAGGTAAACCAGATTTCATAATTATAAAGTTGTTATCTTTCAAGTCACTATGTACTATGAAGTTAGCATGACAGCAAACATTAACTAATTGCAACATATTGTAGAAAAGCTCTAATTTGATCTTGTCTGCACCTTCTTTCTTTTCTAATTCTACAAGATACTCATCTACAGTCTTACCTTTTATGTATTCCATTGTGCAGTATAATTTTGGGGCTTTGCCCACTTCGTAGATCTCTGGAATATAGCCATATTTGCAACTTATCGCCGAGTTTCTAGCTACTCTTTGCAGTTCTACTTGTCTTTCAAATCTTTTTGTTAAGTCTGTAACTTTCTCTCTGAGTAGGGCTTCATTGCGTTCTTGCAGCTTTCCAACTGTATTTTTCTTCAAACTTCCAAGCATTTTCATGCCTAGAAATTTTTTTTGATTCTCTAGTTTTTCCTCGATTTTTTCGTCTTTGTCAAAAACAATTCTTTTTCCTGATTCATCGAAGCTTTGTTCTGTCAGAGGCTTAGCAAATTTAACGATAACTTCCTTGTCTAAATCTGCATCAAAAGCCAGTAGTACAACACTCATGCCGGCTCTAGCTATGTACTTAGAAAATGTGAGCATTCGTTTTCCAGGTCTTTTGATTTCTGCAAGCAATGTGCGACCTAATTGCGGGTCGTAGGTTTTAATGTCAGGTAGTACTACGTACCTTTCATCCTTTCCCTTCCCTGCTAGCGTCCACAATGCTTGAGTATAGCTCATTTTTTACCTCTACCGGTGAAAGAATTTTTCAAATCGTCTGTACTTCTTTGTAGCCATTTTGCTAGAGTTCCGTGGGGTACTTTAGCAGAAACTAGCAGTAGGGTAAAGAATGTAAATACACAGAAAGCAAAATAACCATACAAACCTCGTGCTTGTGTATCATAAATCGCTAATACAAGAGAATATATGACGATCTTTAAAGCCACGTCTGCATTAGCAGCACTGAATTTATATGCTCTTGCTGTTTGTTTGCAAGCTTCTCTTGTTATTGTAATTACAATGTTTGTATTCTCTTTAGTTTCTTTTTCTTCAATCTCTATTTTTTCTTGTACTTTTTTTATTTCTTCATCTTTTGTAAGATCAATTTCTTCATATTCCATGTTCCTAAACCTCCAAAAATTAACCTTAAGGAGCAAAAAAAATCTTTCTCTGTTTCCAAGACACCAAGTAATCAGACATTAAAACAGCTCTATAAACGTACCAAGCGCGGAATTTTGACATTCCGTCTAGGATGCAGATTCTTCTTAGTTCCTTATCTGCCTTAATCTTCCAAACTTTTCTATTTAGATGTCCTTCTCTTATTAGCTGATATAGAGCATCATGCACCAAAGAACCCCTCATAAAGTTCTTTGTATCTACAGCTATACCGCTTGCACCATCCCAGCAATAACCCCTTTTGAGCCATAACTTTCCGTCTGTGCTGAGACGTATATATTCTGTTCTTATATCTCTATTTGGAAAGACATAAGTATCAAATTCAAAATCTGTAGCTATTTGATATTTATATCCTTGCCTATACTGCACTTTCATTTAGGAATCCTTGCTTTTATTTCTGCTTTAATAGCTCTCAACTTACTTTTCATTTCAGTTTCATCATAATCATTATCAAGCATTTCCCCGTAGAATCTACTGAATAGAGGGTCTAACTCTAGTCTGTACATACATTTCCGCTGATTGCTATAATTTCTTGTCTCTATGTATTCTTTTTCTACAGCCTCAAATACAACATCTCTAGCGGCTATAGCCTCCTCAATCGTTGCAGGTCTAGGATTTTCAAATCGCTGCGGCAATTCTCCACATATATCAGTACACCAGCACGTATATTCTCGGCCTACTGTATCAGCTGCGAGTTGAGAAATCTTGTCTATATATTTCTTTCCATCCACAAATTTAAAAATTATAAAATTATTCATTACTCATTCAAGCCCCCATAATTTCCAACTGTATCTTTTACGGGATTCCAGTTGGTAGTTACACTTACAAAGCCCACGCTACTTCCGTATTCGGTTACTTTACCACTATACTCACTTTTTACACCCGTAGTAAAGTAAGCAATCGCACCGCCTGTAATTGCAATCTTACTGTTGTAATTGCTTAAAATTGCTAATGTTCCTGTAGCTAGCTGAGATATAAATAGACTGTTTTTTGATCTAACTTTCCCATTGTAACTGCAAGTAAGATGAGGATTTGCACCGGCGTTAAGGTACAAATTGCAAGTATCTAAGTACAAATCAGACTCATAATTGATTATTCGTCCTGAAAGAAAGGACTTAATATTATCTATAGTCCCCTTACAACGTGTATAAGTAAATGTGCCGCAAGTGTTTCCTGTTTGAGGCACAGTGTAGCAATCTTCTAGAGCCAGGTCGCAGCTATGAAAATTTTGAGAGCCGTAGAAGATTACCTTATTTGCACTTAACTTGCCACCTCTACCTGAGGAGCTATCTACAACAATGCAATTAGACAAAGTCAAGTTAGCACCTAAAGTTCTAGGACTTCCATAAGCTACACCATTTTCAATTTTCAGTTCCAGATTCGAAACTTCTACATTCAAGCTTGGGTTTGTGAATTTGAATTTGCATGCAGCTAAATTAGTGGATGATTTGAATACAAGACCACTACCATCTACACCCGTATCAACAATCGTAGGAGTTTCCACAACTGTCAGCGTAGTAGTTGTATGGCTGTCAATTGTTAATGTTTCTTTTACTACCGTACCACCTGCATTTTCACCCCAAACATCAATTTTCTGACCGTCTACAACATCCGTGAAGTCTTTAGCTGCTACTGTTATTGTCTGACCTGATATTGACATTGTAGGAGCAGACGGAAGGCCTTTTAAATACGGGTCACAGAAAACATCTCTTTCATCACTGCCGATTATATATAACTTTGCTCCACTTGCTGTGCTGATTCCGCTAAAGTCTAAAGCAGTTGCAGCGTAATCCCCATTTGCAAAGTTGAATGTTATGTCTTTCTCATGTAAGCCCGCGTGTGAGTCAATCACTGCTTGCATTGCAGATTGAGCCATATCATAAGTAAAGTTCTCAGTCACTTCTTTTGCAATAGTTGGGGTGGCAGGTATAATATCAGCCATATTATATTACCTCCACATTCTTATTATTTTGATATCTTATTTTTAAAACTTGCCCCGCTGTGCCGTTTACAAAAATAGTGTTACAGAGTTCAAAAGTGTTTCCTGTACTACCTGCCTTCCAAACTGCATTAACCGCAATTCTTTCGTATTCACCTGTTGCGGCTGTCGCTCCATCCTCTTCTAGGTATACATCTACAACACCAGAGGTCGTATTTTGAAATACTACTTCATAATAAAACCGTGGTAATCCAGTCACTATCTGAGGAGACCCTGTTAAAGTTATAGCAAGAACTTTTTCGTTCAAAACCTTCAAAGTTCCCATGTGTTAGTCCTTTCCTAAAATAGCTGCTGCCTGTCTTATTTTTCCGTCAAGTTTTGCGAACTTTTCTTCTATTCTTGCAATCCTATTTGTGTTTTCCTGTATTTTGATTATCTTTTCGCTTATATCTTTAACGCTTGCGGCCAGATCAGTTATCATTTTTTTTTGTTGTTCCAGCTCTTTTGTGTGTTGATTGACAAGAACAGACGTTTGATTGACCGTCCCTGCATATTTTTCAACTAGAACATTAAGTGTTTTAGTGCTTGCGTTGATGTCGTCTTGACAGTTGCTCATCATTGTCGCAATTGCTTTTTCGACTTGTGTGTTCATATCGGCAATTGCTTTTTCTTTTGCTGCCGCTATTTCAGCTCCAGATTTTTTAATGTCGTTTAAAATTTCTGCTATAAACATATCGCCATATTTTTTTGCTTCAGACATAATTATCTTCCTTAAAATGTTATCTTATAGCTGTTTATGTTTTCTCTCTCTGTATATGCAACTATAAAATCGTTTTGACCTAAATCTATATCCAACTTATAACTATATAAAAAAACCGAATTATCTTGTAGAGTGTTCCCTACATAATTTCTTCCTTTTTCTACGCTATCTATAATCTCATTGTTTTTACAAGTTAAACTTTCTATTATTATCTCTTCAAACTTGTTAGTGTATAGCCATTTATATTTTTTTATAACAAATGTAAAACTTTTTAATCCTGTTCCTGTCTTTATACTTAGATCATATTTGTTAGGGCTTTGCAAGTTTTTTCCTATAAGTCGCAATGTGTCAGATTCTTTTTTTTCTACTTCTAAAACACTTACCCAAACGTTTCCCGATAAATACAACCCTTTTGAGTCTACACTAATGTACTCTGTATGTTCTTCAATAATTAATGTTTCAGAATTAAATCTAGAACCTGAGATTTTGATAGAATAAACTTTTTCAAAGTTAGTTACTTCTACAGCTAAAAAATGGCCGCCTGAAATGTTCGAAAATTCAACCTCATTTCCTAATATGTATTCTTTTATCATCCCGCTAACACTCCGTTCCCCGTTGAGATTCTTAACTCTGCTAATAGCAAGTTGATAACTCCTCTTAAGTCTGCGTTGTCAACTCTGAGAGCGTTAATTTCTTGTGTTAGAGATGCAAAGTTATTATCAATTGTTGCGTCTGTAGTTGTTGCTATTGTAGTACTAGGCGTTCCTCCTGTACTATCTGTTAAGGTTTGTACTGTTGCGGCTGCGGCATCGGTTACTGTTCCTACTCCTAAAATTTTTGTATTTCCTTTTAATACTTTTCTTAATTTTGTATCTAGTTTCTCGATGTTCGACGTCACAATTGCAGACCAGCCAGCTACGCCATAATCAACCGTTTCTAAGTCGCTGTCAGATAACACAGTCATAATATAATACTCCTAAATGTAATAGTTTCCTAAACTTGTATCTATTGTAACACTCTTAGTTTCTGAGAAAACACCTTCTAACTTATGTCTTATCGCAAGCGTAAATGATGTACTAGGAACAGTTAAGCTAAAACTATCAGTTACATACTCAACCGCTGTTCCTCCGTTTACAACTACTTCAAAACCTCCTGAAAAATTAAAAGGCGGTGCAAAGTCTACAACGCTCTCCGTATCCGTCCCAGCCCCTGCAAAAGTAGGAGTACTCGGAAAAATCTGCACATCGCAGTTAGTTGTTGTAGTTCTATTAATTACGGCTCTACCTATTGCTCTACTCTGTTTTGCTTTATTCGCTTTATTTACTGTTATTGCAGATACTAAACCCTCCGCTAGAATATTACCGCCGATTCTAGGTAGAATTTTAATATAAAATGTATCATTATCTATAGTTGCAACATTATTAGCTACCCACGTCAAAAAAACGTCATCCCCTGTAAGGTGAGTTTGAATAGGAGTATTAAAAACTCCTCTTATAATTCCTGTAATCCTAAACTGATTACCTCCTAGAGCATCGATGTTCTGAAAACTCATCATTTCATCATTTATAATGATATAGCGAGGATAGGTAAACAAATTATCTCGAGTTGTTGATAAAAAACTAGGGTCATCAATATATGCAGTTATTTCAAGACCTGTCAAGCTATCATCAATCTTGTATGTATTTGATGAATAATCATTTGACAACGTAGCCGCCTGAGACCAACTATTTAACTCTCCTATTACTGTGTAATCCCCTGTAGGACTTAAAGACTTTTCAACAATAAAGGATATCTCGCTTAGTTTTTCTCTTGCTGCTAAAAATAAAAAAGTTGGCTCTTTCCCAAATCTAGCGGTATAGGGCAGCTCAAATACTCTTGTTTTTGTTAAAGGTATAGGCGAAAAATCTAAACTGTAAGGTGTTGGCAGAGGTGGAGTTATGTAATTATCATCGAATAGTGTTTCTGTAACCTGTACGAGATCAAGGGTAATTTCGTTTGTGTCAACACTTGCGGAACTTGAAGAGATAACCCTAAAGTCAGCCCCATTAATTCCGTATCTAGTGTTATATATTCTTGCAATAGTTCCAGGTTCTATTAATGCAAGTTTAAGATTACCTTTAATTTGTATTGCACTTGCAGGATAACTATTTTTGTTTCTAATTTCTGTTGCTACTTTTACGGCTGTGTCTCTGTCCCTAAAAGCTTTGAGGTCAATAGTTTCCTTCAATACGACGCCTGCCATCTCAATGGCGGCGGGGTTTTGAAGTTGTATAGTTCTTTGTGTATAGTCAAGACTTTGATCTGTATAATTATATACAAAATGATTAGGTACTTGACCCCAAGTTTTTCGGTTAAAAACAAAATTTTTATCTTTAAAATCTTTATCTCTTATCTCTATAGAATATACGTCTGTAGGGTCATAAGCTTTTATTTTATATAAACCCTCTTGACTTTCAAAAAAAAGACCATCAACATACTTCATTACCTTATCTATCATCTGATACGCTTTTTGTTGCGACGTAAAAGAAAGATTAAGACCTAAACCCTTATTATACCAAAATGTTGCAGCTGCATTAAAAGAAGGTAGGTCAATTTTGTCAGCACTAACCCCGGACTCTAATAATATATCATATACTATTGCAGCTGGGTTGTTTCCGTTAATTAAGTTCGGATAAGACACGGGAGAGCCTGATAAATCTTTTTCAACTACAAAATGCACAACTGGCATGTATGTGGCGTTTTGACCCAGATTCCAATCTGCTAAGAATATATGGGCAACACCTTTTAATTTTGTTGCTTTTGCTCCAGGTGCTGTAGGATAATATGATTGTGTCCCGTCATTGTAATTTATTGTTGCATCAGGACTTACGTTTTTATCTTTTACATAATAGTCTACAATACTTAGCTTTCCCTGACCAATGCCGAACCAAGCGTCAACTACTGTATAATAAGTGCCTGCCGAACTATTAGAATCTCCTCCCCCCTTACCTCCTAGAGGATTAATCAAACTTCCTTGCGGTACAGCTCTATAATTTCCATACCAGATCAGATTTGAGTTTACCCTCATTTTCCCGTATATAAGAGGAACTGTAACGCCCTCTTGTACTATAGTTGCCTGAAATTCGCTTACAGGGGATAGATCATCCCCGTTGTTATTAGGCATATTCATTATCGTGTATATCGTCATAGCTATTGTTATAGCAAGAGTCACACCTAGTATAACCCCGTACACACCCATAACTTGATGCCTTGCTGCTATATTATATATTCTTATAAGAGATTCTATATACATATTTTGCTCTTGTCCTAAAATATCTTAAAAACTGCACAAAACAAACCCCGGATCTAACGTCCGCATGAAATAAATTATCATCTAAGTATATACCTACGTGATTTATACGTTGTGAGCCACAAACTTTAAATAAAATTATATCGCCGTTTTTATAATCAAAATTTCCGGTTTTGATTATAAACTTTTCAAAACATAAATCGTAAGTTAAATATTTACTATGATTTATAAAGGTTTCTATTACAAGTTCTTTTTCAGAATGCAAAAACCAATCCCGGGGATAATATACATTTTCCTCATATTGCTCTAAAATGCCTAACTCTTTTAGAACAACCCCCAGCAACTTGGTACAGTCCATGCCGCCGCTGTTACTGCCCATATGCCTATATTTTGTACCTTGCCATTTCTCGCAAACTTTTTTTAGTTTTAATGTGTTCTCTTCCTTAAAGTAGTATTGCATTACTCAACCCCGTATATTACAGGGTTAATGGAGGGTATATATGGAAAACCGTTAAAATTTCCTGTATTTCCAAACTTTGTATTGCAAGTGTCAAAATCTTTCAAGCATCCGGGAAATACACCAACACTTGAACCGCTTGTAAGCCTAGAATCAAAGGGAGTTGCTATCGTAATTGTATCGCCTACATGAGAAGTTATAAGCCTACGATTTACCCCAAACTCAACGTAGCCTCCTGTATAATAGTCATCTAACTTAAGTGCAAAATCTGAACTAACTAAAGAACTGCCGCTTACAGTTACGTTTGTTGTTAATTTCACCGAAGCTTTTGAAACTAGGCAGTTTGAATCAAATAAAATGTTGTTACACTGACAACTATATACTAGTCGAGGCAAGTTTCCCACAAAAAGTTCTTGATTGCTTTGGCAATTACAATTTGCATATCCTTCTACAATATTAATATCTATTATTTCCCCTCTAAAAATAACAATAATTTCTTGAGGAGTTGTAAAAAAAAGCTGAGATATCGTTATTTTAACATTTTCGGCAGGTGCATCAGCTATATAAGCTATTAAACTGTTGTCTAAAGGTGCTGAAATCTGTAAATTCATAGGCTTTAAGCTCTGTTCTTTAGGTTTAGTATTTCTCTTTATAACCGCAGAAACGTATAAATTGCCGTCATATAAAATATTTTGCACGTAAGAGGTGTAATAATTTATAACACTTCCCACCTCAAATTTATAGAGTTCGGCCATGCCTGGAGCTTCTATTTTCTCTAACTCTGTTTGTAGTGTCATTTTATATATCCTCCGCTATCAGCTCAAAAAGCTCTATATTAAAATCTAAGTGTAAGTCAGAAAAGTATTTAAATATTATTCCATCTATGTCTAATCTGCATAAGAGTAACAAAGAACACCTTACAACGTCAGAACTTGTAAATGTATACCCAATAGCATTTTTCAGATTAATTTCTAAATTAGTTGATTCTGTAATACTATCGATTTCTCCTGTAACTATATCTCCATTTTTCATTTCAATGTATATTCTTTCATAGCCTTTATATTCATAGTCGTTTAGCGAACATGATACATAAGTATCTGAAATAGAATAGCTTCCTAACAATGTAAATTCATCCAGGGGGGATCTAATCCAAAACCTTTTATACCTGCCCTTTACATCTTCTACGAATTCTATTACCTCTTTTTCCTCCACTTTATTATAACAAGAGCCTGTAAGATTTAATTTTCTAGGGCTGTCTTCGCTATAAATATCTAAGCTTTGTATAGTTCCGCTGAACTCATTAAATTTTAATGAGTTTCTGAATTCGCTTTGAGGCTCAACTTTCCAATTATGCTCAAGTTTATATAAAGCTGTTGTACCTAAACCGTTTAAAACATCAGACATTTAAAAGTCCATTTCTCTAAATGTTAGTTGTGAGTTAATTAAACTACCTGATTTTGCTGTGAAATTATTATTTTCTAATCTACCAAAAAAAGCAGGGAAAACAACCGTCCTCAAAGCTTTAAAATCCCCTATTACAGAATTTACTAAATTTATTACAGAAGTTGAATAACTACTAACTTCTTTAATTTCAACTGCTTCTATATTATCGAGATCAAAAATCATAACAAAAGATGATCTTTGAAAAAATCTATCATCTGCTAAGTTTTCTAATACTGTTATAGTTGTACTTCCTGCTAAATTATTTTGTACTATACAACTACTTACAAAAATAGGTATTCCTAAAACTTTAGGTTGTAGTGTTTTTAGGTCGTTTGTAAATTTTTGTGCTTCTATTCTCGCTCTTAAAAAACTAGCTGTCTGTTTTAAACTGTACGTTTCACGCAGAGGCCTTCTTTGTTCGTTATATAACTCATTTTCCCATACTACAGTAGCGAACTGTAATGTTATTTCTACGCCGCTAACCCAGTTATTTAGCCACCTCCATGCTTCTATTCTTTTACCCGTTATTGCTAGCGTATAAGTAATACTGTCTATAGTATATATATACTGTGTGTTTTGTATAGGTTGACCTACTTTATTTATAGTAAGTTGATGTACTAATATAGTTAGTGTCGGCATCGTTTTCGGAGCGGTCAGAGATAATGTAGTCCCTGCAGGACTGACAGATATTAGACTGCTAAGAATCTTTGTTGTTCTGTATGCGTTCCAAAGCTTTATTTCGTGTGCTTGATCTTCAACTATAAAACCAGCATCTATCGCTTTGGGTACAAGATATATAGTATTCATCATCGCATCTTCATACGCATCATATATTTTTGCATTTCTAACGCTGTGTATATCTTCTATTATGCTTTTTTGCACTGTTCCTAATAACAAACCATCTCCCGGGTCAAAAGCTGTTACTGTAGATGTACTTGAGCTAGGTATATAGTAATACCCTCCTCTATTTTGAAGCTCTAAAACATCATATATTACACCGCTAAAAGTAGCCATTTAAGCCGTCCTTATTGCAACGCCGTTCAAACCTTTGTTTGTAGCAAGAGGAGAAAACATATAAAACTCTTTTGTCCCGTTTGTAACTATTTCCCCGTTTCGCATGTCTAAAGGTTTTATACCTCTATACACCGGTAAAGTTCCTATAGGTCGATACACCGCTGAACTATCTATACAATACACAAGAGGCTTTATGAGTGGTCTTGCAAGTCCTAATTCCGCCGCCTCATTTTCGATTCCGTGCCTATAGCCCCAAAAATGATCACCATTCCACGCTACAGTTGTTGAAGTTGAAGACCCCGCTTTTATGTTTGTTATAGCTGATCTTTTTGCGGCATCAAAGTGACAGTTCTGATACGATGCGGCGGTATTAAAAGAATCAAAAAAATCTGTCATCTGCCCATTCACCCAAGATGGATTAGTGCCGCCTAAAAAAAATAAACCGTTGTATATCAGTTCATTAGAGCTTGTATCAAACAAATCAAAGGTTCCGAATCCTATATTTTGCACTTTTGAGGATGAGGCCTGCATAAAAAAACAGATAAACTTTTCATTTCCAAACATCCAAACTTTTTCGGAAAGTGAAGGTATTGTTCCTCTTGCGTAATAAGGTATCATCTCTTGCTCTACGGGGTCAGGTTGTCCGACTCCTGTATTATAGCTAGTTTGTAGAGTCCCGGCATACCAAAACCAAGAAGCCAACGGGTCAGTAAAACCACCTTTTGTACTGAACCTAAACCGTAGATTCTGAGAGCCAAAACCCGTTGAGGCGATTTCTAATACGTCTGCACCGCCCGATGCTCTTGCAAGGCTATAATACCCAGATACAGCGTTCCACCCTACCTCAGTATAATAGTAAGTTACAGACCAACCGCATGTTATAGCGAAATCTTTCAAGTTAGATAACAAGGTGTAAGAGTCTAAGCCTTCGAAGGTCTCGACATTAGCTAAAATCATTTATTCTTCCTTTACGCAAAAGTAGTCATATGGTGCGGTTTTGTATGCACTTTGAAAAACTTTATAACTGTCAGAACCTACTATAATACTGTCTCCTGACGATACAGCCGGAGAAAAACAACCGTATACATTTTCTAATCGAAATAGAAGAACTTCTTTTTCTACAGATACATTACCCGCAAAAAAATCAACCGGGGTTAATAGCACGCTTGAATCTGTACAATCCCCTATCGCCGTTGTGCTTATACCTACACCTTTTTCACTATGAGACGTATAACTATAGTTGCCAGACAGGTATGCACCATTCCGATTGTTAGATCTGTCAACGTAATTAGAATTATAATACTTAGTTGTTATTATGCTATCAAAGTCTGAGGATAAGCTGTTATAACTCTTATTTCCTGAACTACTTGCTGCACAAAGAAGAGGGTTTTGATAACTAATAGTATCTGTGTATCTTAAACCTAAACCTAAATATATTGAGCTATCTACAGTTGCAGCCGATCTTACAACAACTATAATCCTGTTTTTTGAAGAAAAGATATTGTAATTTAAATTTAACTCCGCTGTAGGGAGCTGAGGGTTATTTGTATATGCTTTGTAAGTCGTATTATATGCAGAGTTAAATATCTTATCTCTAAACAACTCATTAAAATCCGCATCGTAGTAACAAAGGCAGTCCCAAGAAAAATATAAAGCTGTAGCATACTTAGTTTCTCTAACACCTACCGTAACATTATCTTGATAGTTTTCTCCGCTGTTTCTAAAAAGCATAGTTTTTAAAAGCTCACCGGGGAAAGCGTCGCTAACTGCGTTGTTTTGTGTATTATATTCACTAAGTATTAGCCAGTCTTGCCCTTCTGCACCGTCCGTAAAAGTACAAACTATGTCATAGAGATTAGTTATTGCGTCCGTAAAAGTTATAGAAATAGCTTTCGTCGTATAATCGATACTCGAAGCAGAAATAAGAGAATGGTGATCAAAAGTGCCAAGACCGTCATCCCAAACGAAATACTCATCTATGCCGATCTTAAATCTAACATGCACTTGACCTTTTGATATGTTGCTAGATGTGCCGGTTAAAGTTGTGCTAAATACCGTTGTTGTTCCGTCTCCTGTTCCTATTACGTTTGTTATGGAAGGACTTACAACAAAATCTTTAACTTTCTGTAATACTCCTTTTCCTGTATAGGCTGCAACTATATTAGTTGTATTATCAGGAGCTGTAGAAAAAGTTAATGAGTAATCTTTCTCGCTTGTTAGTGTTCCCGCTAGGCTCGTGCCTGTAATTACACCCCCTGCCGAAGTTGTAGCTGTGTAAGGAGTTCCTCCTATAGTATAGCTTATCTCTAAACTTTCAGGAAAAATAGGATAGTTTGTTAAAGTACCCGAGAATATTAAGGTTGTTCCATCCCCCGTAGCTAAGCTATCGCCCGTAAAGGCTTTATTGCACCAATTTGTTACTGTTCCGCTCGTATAAGGCATTTTTTATCCTTTATCCGTAAACTTTTGACATAAATTCTTGTTTGTTATTTGCCAAAACATTAATAATAGTTTTCTGCCCGTCCCTAGTATTCATATACTGCTGTAATAACTCAGGATGTATCACATTAACATTATTAATTACAGGTGCTATGCTCTCCTTACTGCTACTTGCAGAGAAACCAGACATACTTCCTCCAACAACGCCGCCAGTTGCATAACCTTGTAGATTAGCAACACTATAGCCCCTAGGCTTAAAAGAAGATAGCCTGTTTCTAATTTCTCTTTCCCCTAACTTATTTACAATGTCTTTGGGGATAACAAACTCACCTTTTGTGAGTCTTGCTAGCAGTGTATCTTTTCCATTACTATCTCCCTGTACCATACCGCCTTGTGCGTATCCTGGCCGTGCAGATATTATTTTTGCAAGTTGAACACCTCCGGCAGCTGCAACTAAAGCACCTGTCGCAATCCCCATAATACCGCCTTGACCTATAGCCTCTAAAACACCTTTAGCAATATTTAGGGTCGCTGTTGCTACCGCTGCGGCTTTTTGCATAAAAAAGAATTCTTTGTTTTTTTTACCTAGAGTTTCGTACATATCCCCAAACAAATCTGCTACTTTCCCCGTAACAGACGAGTACATACCTAAAGAACCTGTCAAGGCTGCCATTTTATCTTTTTCAGCTTTTTTTGCAAGAGCGTTAAGTTCGACGGCTTGAGCGCCTCGAAGCATAGCTTCTTTCCCTAACAGCTCTTGCTTGTATTGTTCATACAAGGCGTCTTCGTTTTTCATCCCTGCTATTTTTAGTCTGTACGCCTCTAGCTCTGCGTTCTGTCTAGCTTGAAATTCTTGTAGTTCTTTCTCTTGCGTAGCTTTTAACCCTGATTGATCTGCGTTAAACTTTAAATCTAAATCTTGAGGGTTTACTCTAGCTAATAATTTTGCGTCTTGTGCTTTTGCCTCTAACGTTTTTAATGTTGCGGCTTTTGCTTTTATCCCTGCTTCTTTAATACTGTTTTCTATTTTTTTATTAACTTCATCAATCTTTGTTACTGCGTCCGCTTTTATTTTAGATATTATATCTTTCGCTTTTACTACAAGGCTTCCCCCTTCAAATTTTTGCAAGTTATCAAAGATTGGAGTATTTGCAAAAGCGGTTTTTATATCTGACGAAAAAGAAGAAAACGCTTTTTTAGAAAGTTCACTAACATCTTGTATTTTTTTTCCAAAATTTGCTTTCTTTGTCGCATCTTCTAGCTCTTTAAGTGTCTTTCCGCCTTCCGTAAATATATCGTCTATAACTCTTTTCCCGTTAAAACCTAGTTTATCTAATTCCTTCTGTCTGCTATCTGTAAAAACTTTAAATTCCTCATCTGTTGAATGTAGCACAGGAGATAACAGAGACATAGCTTTTTTAAACTCAGGGAAAAAAGTAGATAAAGTGTCAACCAGAGCCTTATTTTTTTTAAAAAGCTCTCTTAACTTTCTTAAAAAAAATAAGTTAAGCTCCTCTAAAAGCTGTTCTATATTTTCCTTTGTTGCTCTTAGCACTTCTCCAAATATAACTTTAGGAACAGCACTAACATAACTCAAAAGTTTAATCGCCCAAATTTTCAAACTTCCGTCGAATTGGGCAAGTAAAGCCGCAAGTATATTAAGCACAAGCTCTTTTGTTACTAGGAAAACTTTAACTATTAAAGCCAAAGCCGCTTGAGGGTTTTTCACCGCAAATTTTACAAAGTTAGCTATTGACTGAGTTATGTTAGCTAGAAAAGTGCCTGCATAAGCCGCAAAACTTCTTATCTGTTCTCTATTAGTTGCGAATAAGTTATTTACGTCTTTTATTATATTATTAAAAACGGGAACTATAGGTTTTAAAAAATCTAAAAAAATAAACTTTTTAAATCTTTCTAATATAGAAAAATTTAAAGTAAAAGACCTTGCCATGTTAGTTAAACTTTTATCATA